GTGAGGGTTCGAATCCCTCCCGGCGCACCACATACATACAAGATGAAAAAAGAACACGTCCTTCACATCTTAGAGTCTTATCCCCACGTTAGGGATAGGATAGACTTCCTTTGGTCAAACAAGGATGCCTTGAACAACTATTTGTCCACCTTGTTGATGGACGAGAGAAGGGACAGCAGGAAAGGATTTCCTGAGCCTGTAGCTAGTATGATCTATGAATTGTTTACCGAGACCATGGAACCCACACATGGATTTGTTGATACTGCTTGGCTCGTTGATACTAGCCATAAGGCAAAGCTACCAAGAAACTGGTAACGGAGAGTGATGCATGATGGTGATTGCCCTCGCTTGGAAAGCGAGTGGTTCGAGAAATCGGATACGGTTCGATACCGTCGCTCTCCTCCAAGCCCCTTTAGCCCAATTGGAAGAGGCGAGAGATTCAAAACCTCTGTAGTGACAGTTCGAATCTGTCAAGGGGCACCACTAGATTTTTATTCGTGACTGTGCTATAATAGATACATAGACAGTTAGGAGATGGTATGTTGAAGGAACTGGTTTTTGATATTAAGGAAGAGCTCGAACTGGGAGTTTCTTCTAATGTTGAAATCTCAGAAAAGTACGGAGTACCTGTCTCCTTTGTAGAACAGATTTGGAACTCCATTATGGAGGAACGTGAACTAGGATAATCTGCCCGTCGTATAACGGATAATACAGCGGTCTTCTACACCGTGAATGTGGGTTCGATTCCTGCCGGGCAGGCCAATATAATGCGTCCATAGCTCAGTGAATAGAGCAGCTGCGTCCTAAGCAGTGGGTCGGAGGTTTGAATCCTTCTGGGCGCGCCAAATGTTGCGGGTTGGAGAAGTGGTATCTCGGGAGTCTCATAAGCTCCAGGTCCCTGGTTCGATTCCAGGACTCCGCTACCAATAAGACTGATGGAAAGACATCTATGGTATGTGATTGAGTGTGTAGACGTTCTGGGGGTCATACCCTTCCCTGGAAGCTGGACAAGACGTAACCAGCAAAGATTTTGGGGTGTAGCGCCTTGGAGGCAAAACGGCCTTGAACACCGTGCCATCGCTGATACCGGTGATCGTTCGATTCGATTACGCCCCGCCATAAAACGAAAGTATATCATGCCTTGGATTCAGAACGTAGCATTGAGTGATATCAAAAGAGGTTTGCACTTTGATGCAGGTCCCAACTCGATGCTCATCCAAATCGTTGACCCCGACATGGAATTCCCTCAACCTCTAAAGGATTTCAGGGAAGTTCATCAGTTCAAATTTCTGGACATAGAAAAAGATGGGATGACCAACGACGGGTCTGGAACAATGATCGACATGTCTGGCTTTGCTGTCACTCAGAAAGACGCCGACACTTTGGTTGGGCTGCTTCAGAAAGCATTGGAGAAAAACACCAATGTCATTGTTCACTGTCACGCAGGCATTTGCCGAAGTGGCGCAGTGGCTGAGATAGGCGTTATGCTTGGTTTTCAGGATACTGAGGTTTTTCGGAGCCCAAATCTTTTGGTCAAACACAAAATGATGAAGACTCTGGGCTGGGCCTACGACGAGAACGAACCCCACAGTATCAACTTCAAGCCTCTCGAGGAAGACTGGTCCAATGACAACGAAAAGGTTTTCATGTTGTCAGAAGCCAAAAGAAAGTTCAGGGAACTGCACGAAGGTGACATATGAAGAATCGCTACATCGAAGCCCTCATCGAGAAAAGTAAGCGTTACGCCAAGAAAGCAAAGAACGATAGCCGTTGGAATCATAAGCTAGGTCTAAAGATCTATCACGTTTATGATGACGAGAGGGAATACACTTGGTGGGATGATGTTGCTTTTATGCACGGCTCCCACCAAGTGGTTGTTTGGTTGGTTCATCCAAGGCTTGAGTACTCGGACAAAAATAGCGACATCGCTTACAACTCCTTCAAGAACGAAAGAAAAGACGAAGACGATATTTTCGCCAACTCCGTTCCTGTCTACAAGTACCTAGGCAAGAACAAGAAGAGAAAGAAAATTGTGGCATGGGAATCCAAGTTCGAAGACAACGACCGTACATTCTTTGACAAATGGAAAGAAGAAGAGGAACGTCTGAAACGAGAAGGTGACTACGTCCAGACCTGCTCCATGACTGTTAAGCAGTATGGTTACTGCCGAGGCGTTTCCCTGGTTGCTCCATTCGAGGTCAAGAAGCCCGAGGACTTTGTTCCTGTCAGGGACTTTGTTGTGGCGTGCTTCAACGACCCTTCCTTGTTCCAAAAGACTTTCGGGGATTACACTTACAGCAGAGAAGACTGGGTTCGAGAAAACTCTTGAAATTTATTCAACTTCGTGCTACAATAAGGCATCCGTTGTTAGAAATCAAGGAAAGAAAATGAGTATCCTGGAACGCGAAGAACTGCTCCAAACGTATTCGGACATCTACAAGGATGTCTATGGTGTGCGTCCCCGGGATGTCGCGTTCGGCACCAACAAGGAAATCATTGATGAGATACGAGCCCTCGAGCAGTCCTTGATTGCAGTCATGGAAGAGGAACACACTCTTGAAACTCGCCGCTTGGTGTCACTCACAGCGAAGATCAAGGAAGAAATGCTCAAGGGTTCTTCCTTCGAAGAGGTGATTGAATCTCTGATGGAAAAGCATCGCGCCATGGGCGACGAAGAACACCTGGAGTATAACCTCGGTGTCCGTTTTGGTTCCATCAAAACCCTCCGTGGTCTGCACAAAGAAAACAAACTATGAAAATCGCCTTTGCCAGTGATCTCCATATGGAGTTCAATCACTCTACTCGTTTGGTGAATGATGTAGAAGCAGACGTTCTACTTCTCGCTGGCGACATCCTAATTGGCGACAAGATGCACAAGGACCACTATCAGGGTTTCTTGGCTGATCTGGCAAGCAAATTTCCTCGCATCTACGCAGTCGCAGGTAATCATGAATTCTATGGTGGCTACTTCAACAAGACGTTGCCAAAACTGAAAGAAGAATACGCCAAGCACGGAATCACATTCCTCAATGATGAGGTTGTTGACTTGGGCGACGTTACCTTGTTTGGTGGGACTTTGTGGACCAACCTCAACAAGGGCTGCCCGTTGACCAACTGGTCCGTTGGGCAGTACATGAATGACTACCAAGCCATCACATACGATGACAAGGTTGTCAACATCTACCGCAAGCTTCGTCCCGTGGACACAAAGAACAGACACTCAATCACTCTCGAGGCCCTGAAGAAGGAAGCCGAGAAAGGCAAACCCATGGTTGTGATGACTCATCACGCTCCATCTTTTCGATCTGTGCCTGCTAAGTTCCAGGACGACTTTGAGATGAACGGGGGTTATGCCTCGGACCTGTCGGACTTCATGTGCTATAACCCCAACATCAAAGTTTGGGTTCATGGGCATATGCACGAGCCAGTGGATTACATGGTGTGTGAAACTAGAGTTTTGGCGAATCCCAAGGGTTACCCAAATGAAACCTACACTGAAGCCTTCCCCTTCAAACTGAAGACGTTTGATGTATGAACCTACTGATCGGCTCGAGGGCTATAGCCTACCACGATCCGTCTTTTTCGCTTAAGAAAGACGCTGATTGGGATGTTGTATCTCCCCACCCAATAGAAGGGACAGAACACCACAGGCTTGACTTCCTAAACAATGCAGACATTGAGCAGTTCGCAACAGACAACGTAATCAAGTTTAATGGTTCTGAGCTCAGGGTAGTTTCCATGAAGGGTCTGGCTCTGATTAAGAGAAGCCATCTGTGGAGAGATCTGGGGTTCCAAAAGCATATCACTCACTACCACAAGTTCTTGAAACATCACGCCATTGAGATTACGGAAAAAGACAAGGATTTTCTCGATGTTAGGATGGAACTCTCAAGAAGGGAGTTCAGTCAACACATTATCAGTCTGAAGAAGTCCAAGGACGAGTTCTTCGATGATGCAGTGGTTAAGGTCTTTGACCATGACTATATTCATACCTTGGTCGCCTTTACGGAAAAGCCAATGTATGTTAGAATGTTAGAGGACGGTGAACAGGTATTCTGCTCGAAAGAAAAGTGGGAAAAGTTCACAGTTGAAGAGAAGAACTTTTGTGTGGCAGAGGAGGCCTACACAATTGCAATCGAGAGATTCATGGTGCCTAAAGATTGGAAGTACCCTTCCAAGATGGCATTCATGAAGTCCCTCGATAAGGTATGCACCACTCTTTGCTCTGGGTGGTTTAGAGATTGGGCGATAGATCATTACCCTGAGGTTCTATCGCTCCATAGTGAAACAAAGTTCTCAGGTATCAAAGAGGTTTTGACATGACTACATTTTTCGAAGAATTGAAATCTATACTGGAAACTTCAGAAGATAGCTTCGAGGGCTATGACGCTGAATACAACAATCTACAGGAAGCTTTCTTTTATGACGAAGGCATCACTGAACGATACAACCCAAACTGCATGAAGTTGTTCGATGACGCAAACATCAAGTTCAGGTTGATGGACAGTTATGGTGGCGAAGGTCAGGGAGATGACTTTTGGTCTGTGTATGAATTCAAACGTGGGGATGAGGTGTGCTATATCAAACTTTATGGCTGGTATGCTTCCTATGAAGGAGCCACTTTCCAGGATATGTTTGAGGTACACCCCAAGCAAGTGACTGTAACCCAGTGGGGTTGATGTGTTCCCCTTGAGCTAAATATAGCATCAGGGGGAAACATGAAACACAAAACTCACATTGCCTATTACTACGGTAGAAAAAAAGACAACCCAAAAGCAAGATGGCTTGATAGAGTCATCTGCTTTTTCACAAACTCAAAGTACTCACACGTCGAGCTTGTCTATGACTTTAGCGAAGTATCGAAGATTGGTTTGTCATGGAGCTCTTCGCCCAGGGATGGCGGTGTTAGGGCAACAAGCATAGACTATGGTTCTGGTAGATGGGAAGTCTATGAGGTTATGACGGACTTCACTGAAGATGAGATTGTTGCTTGGTGCAACAGACAGAACGGTAAGAAATACGATTGGTTTGGTGCCATTGGCTCCCAGTTCAGCTTCATAAGACATAACCCAAAGAAGTGGTTCTGTGTGTCTTTCATAGGTGCTTGTCTGATGATCCCAAAATCAGAAAAGATGACGCCCCAGGAATTGTTCGACTACTATGGTATCTACCAGCGACGAGTACTGTAAACTCTACTCGAAGAACAAAGGCTGGCACGATCCAGCCTTTTTTGTGGCTCCTAAGTCATTGATTTTATTGACTCCAAGACGTGCGATTTCAGCTAGATTCATCTAAACGGGTACTGGCACACAAAACACCAACGCAACGCCCCTGTCGTCTATCTGGCGGATGTTGACATTTAATCATAGAACTCTTATACTAGAGACTTAGTAACAAAGGAAATCAGATGACTGAACTTTTTGCTTGGGTCTCCATGGACGGCATGTGGAACGACATGATTCTGGTTTTGTGCCTATTCATCATGGTGGGCATTATCTTTATGGTTTTCAACAAGGAGTAAAAATGGCAATCAACTATACCCCTCGCCCCCACAAACGCAAAGTCGTGGAGGTACAGAATCGTGCGGTGTTTGACAAACCCGTACAAAAGCAACGCCAGCCCATCTACAAAGTAGAAAGCCTGGGCGTTTGCATCGAGTTCACTGACCGCCTGAACTCGGCACTGGAAGCCTATAAAGAAGGCGCAAAACCCAAGGTGATGTGGAAAATGGACCACGGCGTCATCACCAAACTCTACCAAGAATACATCTAAGGAAAAACCATGGCACGGCAAATCACCATCGACATCGAAACACTGAAGTCATACATCGAATCACAATCTGCGGAAACAAAGATTTACTTTGGTGCGGACTCCGAGCGTGTGAATGTTGATGGGGTTTGGATGGTCGACTACTTGCTTATCGTGGCTGTCCATATAGACGGAAAGCACGGAGCAAAAGTGTTCGGTGAGGTACAAAGGGAGCGAGACTATGATCGCAACCTAGATCGACCAAAGATGCGTTTGATGACAGAGGTGATGAAAATCGCCGAACTGTACTTGAAGGTGTCCGAAGCTGTCGATCTCGAGAAGCGACACGTTGAGCTTCACTTGGATATCAACCCCTTGGAAATCCATGGAAGCTCCTGCGCCCTTGGTGAAGCTGTTGGATACATCAAGGGGGTTTGTGGTCTTGACCCTGTGGTTAAGCCAAACTCCTGGGCAGCTTCTATCTGTGCGGATCGCTTAAAGACTCTTTGAGCTGTCTGATGATTTGGAGAGGATGCTCTCCAATTCGTTAATCTTGGAGTTCGCGGTTCTTAATTGAGCCATGAGCTCCAAGTTTTGCGTGTGGATGACAGATATTTGTATTCTGGCGCTGGAAAGCTCAGTAGACAAAAGCTCTATCTGTTCTATCAATGATTTGATTTGAAGGTCATGCACCGAACTCTCAGTTTTCTCCTTCTCTAGACCTACTCTTTTGAAGTACAGCCATGTAGAAACAGCCAGAGCTGTAAAAGAGAAGACCACGCTGAAGGCTCCCGGAAGCCCAGAAGCAAGACCCAATATACCTGCCATTTCCATTTAACCCCCTGCGAACACGTTATGGGAACCGGCTGCCACCGATGTGCAACCAGTGATGGCATCTCCAATTCTCCCACAACCTAGCCCATTTATAAAAACCGTTGAGCTTCCTGTCGTAATCGGCGCTGCATGAGGCGGGCACGGAACACCAGGAAGTAAGTGAGTGGTGTTTAAGTCCGACTGTCTGGAGATCGGTATGTTATTGGCAAAAACGTCGGGGCTTCCTTGAGCCCTAACCATACCTGAACAATGGGGAACGTCGGCATCGCCTATTCTAGTGACTGCGGGCACGTTCCTTCTCCAAAAGTTTTTGAAGTTTGTCGTTCCATGACTCCATCTCCTCATGTTGCTCATGAGTATGAGGACCTTCTGGGTAGTCTGGAGCAAACTCTATAAGGTGATCAAAGTCGTCTGGGAGTTCTTCTATGGTTTCAGAGATGATGAGTTCAGAACCTTTGAGGACGACGAACCTTGACATTTATTCCTTTTCCTGTTAGACTTTGTGTACATCTTATTTATGTTGCCAGCGAGGCTTAGAATGTCCAAGAAGCAAGGATTTGAAATCAAAGTAAAAAACCTCAAGGAAAGAAACTTCCTAGTGGTGTTGGCAATCAAACGCAAGGCGGGTAAACACAAAGACAAGCGAAAGAATGAAAAGCGAAAACACAAGCAAATCCACTCAGACGTCTGGGTTGATTGAGGAATCTATACTCCAAAAGATGGAAACGATGTTCGGGGACAGAATACCCGACTTTGAACAGTTCCCTAAAACTTTTCTATACATGGCAAAACTCGCCAAATATGAACTCTCCTTGGAGAAGAAAGAGCAATCAAAATGAACTTCGAAGCCTACACCGTAAACTACGATAGCGTACTCCAGGGACCGTGCTCTAGTGTACTAAGAGACATGATATCAACCATCAAGGAGCAGGAGTACTTCTCACCCGGCGAGTACATTAGCAAAATGAGCGATGATGATCTTAATGAAGTCATCACTCTGGCGGAGGCATTTGAATCGGACGTTGAAGCGGCGTGTCAAATTCTTCTTCTGGCTATCACTGCTTACTCAGCCGAAGGTGGTCTCCTGCAGAGCGAAGAAGAAGGACGGCGAATCTCCTCGGCATTTGTGGCTTTCATTGTGTCTGAGAAGCTGAAACGAAACGGTGCTGCAGACTGCATTTATGAAAATTGGACACTCTTTGAAGAAGGTATGGATGCAGAAATCCTGAAGCTTCGAGGAGACCCTGGTGATATGATGGATATGCTATGAACATCGAATCCCTTTATGAAGCAAACAAAGATTTGGTAGTGAGGAAGGAAACTTCCAACCCAGACCTCTTTGTCATGAAGTACAGGCGATCTGTCTTCTTCAAATCTCTTTGGAATGATTTCCTGAGGGAATGTCGGGGGCTTGTGGTTGATAGTGACTGGAACATAGTTTCCCTGCCATTTAAGAAAATCCACAACTATGGCATAGAAGAAGACGCGCCTTTCATTAAGGACGACGAGCTCGTGTTTGCCTCGAGAAAAGTGAACGGCTTTATGATAGCCTGTACTTGGTATAAAGATGACCTACTTTGGAGCACCACAGGATCTTTGGATTCTGACTTTATTGGGTACGCCAAGGAGATATTTGAAAGCTGGAGCGAATCTCAAAAGACTACCTTCAAGTGCATTGTCGAGGAGGGGGCAGGGGGAACATTCATGTTTGAGTGTGTCCACAAGAAAGACCCACATATCATCGAAGAGCCTGAAGGCCTGCATTTTATAGGTTACCGTTTGCACGACTTCAATCGTGAAGCAGAACTTGCCAACACATCAGTCGAGAAGATGATATGGCATGGTACACCTGTTTTGATTGTAGACGCTCAATATTACAGGTTTGGTCACTTGAAGGAAATAGTCAAGAACTGTAAGCATGAGGGGTTCGTTCTCTGTACTAACGATGAGCAATGGACAAAGATAAAGTCTCCTCATTACTTGACTAAGAAGTTCTTCATGAGGGGCAACTGGGAAAAGTTCCTCAGATTCGATAAGGAATCTATTGACGAGGAGTTCTATGGCTTGCATCATTGGATACAGGAAGTAGAGCGCGAAAGGTTCTTTGAGCTTGATGAAATGGCTCGAAGAGAATACATAGAAAGGTGGTTCGAGGAAAACGGACCTACAAAGTAAAATGAACAACGTATTTTTCACATCAGACAACCACTTCTATCATAAGAACATTCAGAAGTTCTGTCCCAACACTAGGTTTGGGGAAACCGTTCTACATATGAATGAGCTCATGATCGAGGCCCACAACAATCGAGTTCGCCAAAACGACACAGTCTACTTCCTAGGAGACTTTAGCTTTGGTAATGCCGAGGAAACCAAGAGCATCGTTCGTAGGTTGAACGGACAGAAACACCTAATCCTTGGCAACCACGATAAAGTGATCCGAGGAGACAAATCCATTCAGTCCATGTTCGTCACTGTTCAGGACTACAAGAAAATCAGCGTGGATAAGATCGCCATTGTTCTGTTCCATTATCCAATGAGGGAGTGGCAGCATATGCATGATGGCTCATACCACCTTTTTGGGCACGTTCATGGGGGACTTATGACGAAACCACATGGTCGCTCCATGGATGTAGGTATAGATACTCGCTGTCCGGCGGATATGGCTCCCTGGTCCTTTGAAGAAATACATCGAGAACTTCGCAACAAAGAAGTCCTCAAACATCACGGAGATTGACATGAAATCAGTTAAGGTTGTAGGTAAGAACGGAATCAGTGCTAGGGTTGTGGCTGACTCCATAAACGATATTGGCAATAGGATGGTAACTATGGAGCTTGAGTACCCGAGGTTTATCCTTGCGGAACTCAATACACATAGGATGTTGAGCAAGAACACAGCCTCTAGCCGTGCTATCCCTGTTGAAGCCATGCACAAGCAGATACTTGAAAACATGGCTGTTCCTGTTTATTGGGGTAAGAACAAACCTGGGATGACTGCCGTTGAAGAGCTGGGGCAGGATGAAATCCTAAAATCTCAGATTGCATGGGGTTTGGCTGCGTCAAACGCAATTGATTCCGCAAAGGCCCTGGCAGAACTTGGTAATCATAAGCAGGTAGTGAACCGGGTTACTGAGCCATTCATGATGGTTCGTTCTGTTGTGAGTGGCACTGAGTGGGACAACTTCCTTTGGCTCAGGGATCATGACGATGCGCAACCAGAAATTCATGAGCTTGCGAAGTGCGTCAGGGATGCTAGGCATCATTCTACTCCTCAACATCTCGCACCCGGGGAATGGCACTTGCCCTACGTCGAAAGGCGCGAAGGTAAATATTGGTCAGAGGGCATCGAAGTCACGCTAGATGAAGCAATGAAGATTTCCGTTAGCTGTTGCGCTCAGGTATCCTATCGAAAGAACGATACTAGCGTTGAGAAAGCACAAAAGATTTTCGATATGCTGAATCTTACTCCAGGAAACAGACAAGCCCATGCTTCCCCTACAGAGCATCAGGCAACCCCCATGGAGAATCCAAGATTCTACCTCCACGAGGCTTTCGAGAAGGGAGTCTCCCATGTGGATATGGAAGGAAATCTGTGGAGTGGAAACCTCAAGGGTTGGGTTCAGTACAGAAAGATTAAGGGATTTTAATGGAAAAAGGTCTTATCATTATCAGGGGGTTGCCTGGGTCCGGCAAGTCTACCTTAGCGAAGCATATTCTCCGTGATGTTGAAAATTCTGCTCACTTTGAGGCTGACCAGTTCATGGTAAACGATAAAGGTGAGTATGAGTTTCTAGCCTCGAGGCTTCACTATGCTCACTCCAAGTGCTTCGTCAGTGTTACGGAATCCCTTGATGCTGGTAAGTTGGTTGTGGTTTCTAATACCTTTACCACTTTCAAGGAAATGAAACCATATGTTGACTATTGTCGGGAAAACAACCACGCCTTGAAGGTCTTCAGGATGACTAGCCACTTTGGTAGCATTCATAACGTACCTGAGAATAAAATGCAAGAGATGCGTGACCGATTCCAGGTCTTTGCTGGAGAGGTTCTTCACCCTTGACATTTAATCTGGCTTCTGTTACACTTGTTTTCTGTGTTTGAAACTCCCTAAATGCCTGAAATTTAAGCACTTTTAGGGCGCAACAAAGTTTGAATTTTATTCAAGACTGTGCTATAATAGAAACATAGCGAAACAAGTTAAACAGGAGTTGAAGATGAAACACGGTGTATATGCAGCAGGTAAGCGTTTTGAAGTTTACATCAATGGCGAGATGGTCAAGCGCGCAAACCTGAAGATGCACGCAGAAAACTTCTTCGCAAAGACTGTTGGTAAGGCTGCAGTGTCCATCGAAAAGACGGAGAACCGCTTCCATGTCAACAAGCGCTTCGAGTTCCTGAACAAGACTGTCAAGATGGTCGCCAAAGGTCTCCAGGCTTCCGCTGTAGTTTCTGGCAGTGGCGGTCTTGGCAAGTCCTTCTCCGTGAAGAAGGCACTCATTGAAAGTGGTCTGAAGGACATTTCCACTATCGTAGCAGAGAGCGAAGAAGGCTCTAACATCCGTCGGGCCCGTAGCTTCGTGATCGTTAAGGGCTACAGCACTGCCAAGGGTCTGTATCGCACCCTGTTCGAGAACAACGATACTGTGATTGTGTTCGACGACTGCGACAGCGTTCTGAAGGATCCCGTTGCACTGAACTTGCTCAAAGGCGCCCTGGATTCCTATGACACTCGCATTATTTCCTGGAACGCAGATATGCGTGACGAAGATCTGCCTCGCTCGTTTATCTTTACTGGTCGCGTGGTGTTCATCTCCAACATGAGCGAAGACAAGATTGACCAGGCTATCCGTAGCCGTAGCGCAGTGATCGACCTGTCGATGACTCTGCAGGAAGTGGTTGACCGCATGGCGGTTATGATCAAAGAAGATGAGTTCCTGCCCATGTTCGATATGTCGATCAAGAAGGACGCCCTGAAGTTCATTGACAACAACAAGGAGAAGATGAGCGAAGTTAACCTCCGCACCCTGATCACCGTAGCAAAAGTTCGGGCAGCTGACGAAGATGGCACCTGGGCAGAGCACGCCGAGTACCTGACCTGCAAGTAAGCACTAACCAAAAGGAAACGAAGATGATCGAATACAAATTCAACCCCGCCGAGCTCCAACAACTCAAGGGCATTTACGATAGCGAAAACGAACTGATCGGCGGACCGGAGTTTGCCTATAAGAAGTTCCACCGAATGAACGAGCGTTTGGTTGTTACCCGTCAAGCAGTGGAGGAGTTCTCCGAAGCTTTTGAGAAACAATATAACCAACACTTCGGCGAAACTTATTGGGTCTAAGCACTCAATACAGTTCAAGTCCCTTCGGGGACTTCAACCATGAATAGACGAAATGCAAATGAACCTATATAATACTCACATAGACATATTTTTAGA